AAGGAAGAAGGGTTGCTTGAAAGTAATAAGGTCTAAATTCTTAAAAGGAAAAATAAATTAAATTATTTTTTTTCTTGTAAAAACGGATTTTTTTTTTTATAAGATTTTAATGATAAGTAGTAGTTGTACTAACTACACCTTTAAAGTTTAAGGTTTGTTTAAGAAAGAGTTTAAGAATTATGAGTTTTAATAAACTTCTAATTCTGAAATAAAAGAATTTATAGATTTTAGAGTTTGGAGATGGATTAGTATCATCTACGGAGTTTCTATTCTGAATTAGCATGCTTGTAACATACTAATTTAAGATTGAGACAGACGGACAAATATTCGGAAATTTTAGGTAGTGTGGAAAACTACCTTTAAAAGTATGTAGTATGTTTGACAATATTGTGCGATGGAGGGGCACAATATCTAAAATAGTTTGTATTTTAGGGGAGAAAAGGTTAGATAAAAAGTTGAGTTAGGAAAGAAAATGAGATAATAAAGGTAGAAACTAAACAGGAGTTACATTAGGTAATTATGGGCATAATGCGGTGGAAATAGGGGGCATTAGGGGGGGATGTTTATAGTATTCAAGTACTATAGCGTTTTAATAAGACATTATTAAGATGATAAATACCGAGAGATTTGGGTTAGCCAGATCATAGTTATATGCGCAGGGTAGGGCATATAACCTTAAACGAAAATACGAATCAAAAGAAATGGAGATAAGTATTAGAATTTTTGTTTTTTAGTAAAACGGATTTGTTTTTAAATTTTAAATTTTAATTATAAAAGAAAAAAATGCCTGCTAAGTCAAATAAAAATGCAATTGCTGATGTACTTCGCAATGTAGCTTCTTATCATCGAGGCGATGGTACATTTTGGGTACCTCAATCTGCTTATCCGGATCTAGGTTATACTCTAGGAGCTAGAATTAGGCGCGCTGATAGTAAAATATATAAATCCGAGATTGATCCTAAACACAAAGGTGACAATCGTTGTAGAAATTATACTTAAAAACGAATTTAAATTTTAATTAAATTTTTTATTATTAAATAAAAAAATGGAAGAGTTCAGACAAGTTCTTAATGCTTATGAAACGTTGGACAGACAATTAAAAGATAAGAATGCAGAAATTTATGCTTTGCGTGAACAAAAGAAAATTAAAGAATTAGAATTAGTTGATTTTCTTAAAACTCCAGAATTTAGTACGTTTCAAAGAATTGAACGTCCTAATGGAACAGTAATAACTATTAGTCGACCTCAAACATGGTTTAAATCAACTACTATAACTAACGGCAAACTTTGGGAAAAACTTGAACGTTATTTCCAAAATCCGTATGGAGAGAAGAATGCTAGATCGTGTTATGATTTTATTATAAATGAACTCAAACAAGAATCTCGTTCAAATGAATATAAAATTGAACTTAAATAAAAAACGAATCTCTTTAATTTTTTTATGTTTTATTAAGAAAGAAGTTATGGTAGAAATACAACTTTATAATCCATTCAATACAAAAAATCGTATGTTTACCCATGAGGATATACATACAATTTTGAATTTTAATTATGAAATTAAAGATATTAATATATTTCAAAATGCTATGGTCCATTCATCTTATGTTCGTAGATTAGAATATACAAGTCCACAAGGCGATATTACAGAATTAGCAGCTAAACCTAATAATTGTTTAGATTTATTTCCTGAATCTTATGAACGATTAGAACATTTAGGTGATTCAGTATTAGGTTGTTGTGTTGCTACTTATTTATCTAAAAGATTTCCTACCCAACAAGAAGGATTCTTAACAAATTTACGTAAAGAATTAGTATGTAATTCTATGTTAGGAACATTAGCAATCCAATTAAAATTAAATGATTTCTATATTATTTCTAAACATAATGAAGATATTTGTAATGGTCGAACAAATATTAAAAAATTAGGTGATATTTTAGAATCTTTTATTGGTGCTTTATGGATAGATTCAGAATATAATTTCCAAATAGTTTATAATTTTATTATCTCATTAATTGAAAAACATATTGATATTCCTAAAATTTTGTTGAATGATACAAATTATAAAGATCAATTACAAAAATTATGTCAAGCAAAATTTAAATATACACCAACTTATACTATGATAAATTTTATTGATTCTATTTATACTATGAGTGTTCTTGATAATAATAATAATTCTTTAGGTGTTGGATCAGCAACAACTAAAAAACAAGGTGAACAATTTGCTGCAAGAGAAGCTTTAAAAAATCTTAAATAGTCATATTCATTTTAGTTTTAGGAATTCTACGTGAAAGTAATTCTCTTTGAGTTCCACCTACTGACATATCTTCCGCACCTTCTGATACACCTTCAATAGTTCTTAGAACTTCAGCTACTCTTTGAGGTTGATCGGCAAATTGTATTAATAATTGAGTACGAATAAATTCTCTACGAAGAGGAGGACGAGATGTGCGCATACTACGTGAAATAGTTCCAAGACCATTGCCTTCTAAATTAAAATTATCTACATGATTATCTCTCATAAATCCCAGAATTTGTTCAGATAATTTAGCTTTTTGTTCTCTTATAGCTTTTTGTTGTTGTTGTAATTTACGAGCTTCATCATCTAAAGAAACCCAATTACGAATTATTTGTTTAATTTCCGCTGCGTCTTCCATTTTTTATTCTTATGTTTTTTCTTTGAAAGTCGTTTTCCAGCACGTTGTGTAAATTTATTAAATCTTTCTTGGGCTTTTTCTCTAAGACCTTGTAATTGTGGATTAGCTTTTAATTTATCTAAACTTGCTTGAGCTTTTTCTCTAAAACCTTGTAGGTTTGGATTAGCTTTTAATTCTTGAAATTTTTCTTGAGCTTGCTGTTTTAAACCTTGTAATCTTGGATCAGTTTTTAATTCTTGGAATTTTTGTTGAGCTTGTTGAAATAATTCACCTCTTTTTTCAGGATCCAAAGCATTTTGTAAATTTCCTGATATTTCTGTAAATTTACCTTCTAATTTTTGTTTTAATGCTAATGCATCGGCTTGAGGATCGCCTTCATATAAAGGATCAAACGTATAATTTTCAATTAAATCACCTAAAAAAGCAAACATTCCTTGTCCATCCGAACCTTTTAATTGTCCAATTAATTTTTGACGCTTAGAAGCAAATTTTTCAATAACTTTTTCACCTGATTCAGCCATATTTTGCATAGCTAATCCTATAAACGGGAAGAGTGCCAAAGATTGTGTAAATGCTTGACCAAATTCACGTTTACTTACAAAAACTAACATATTAAAAAATATAAACATAGTTGAAATCATATACCCAATAATTATTCCTACAGTTGAAGCTTCGGGTATAGGCACTAATCCCATAATCATAGGTGTATATTGTTGAGCTAATTTTGCTGCTAATTTATTATTTTGGGCTACAACATCTAAAGCAAAATTCAATCCTAATCCAACTCCAGGCATTTTAGATACAATACCTTCTTCACCTGGTTTTTCACTTAATGGAAACATAAATGGTTCAATATATTTAATTGATTCTTGAATACCACCAGGTAATAAATGATACATAAATACTAACCATCTTTCAACTAAAGCATCAAATGCGTTATCACCTTTAGCAGGAGTTTCACCGCCTTGTTGTTGAGGAGAAGTATTGAAAAATTCCCATACAGTTTTAGCTTGTTTTTCATCAAATAATTTCTTTCCAGGTTGTAAGAAAATAGAATCTCTTAGATCTTTTGATGTTTCAAATTTATTATTTTTTAAATAATTAAATAATCCTAGATTTTTTGAAGCTTTTAATGCTAACGTTTTAGATTTCGTTAAATTAAATATTTTCTTATAAATTTGTTTTTCATATGGATCTTCTAATTTACTTTCCCATGTCCACAAAGACATTCTTCAAACTTATTTTAATGCGTTTAAATTTATTTTATACGTTTAAAAATATATAAAAAATGGATGATCCTTTAATTGATATTGAATGGTCTTCACAATTAGAAGATATTCTTGCTAAAGAAGGTGAAAGATGTTCAGGATTATCGTGGCTACATACAAGAGCTGAAACGTTAACATCAAAATATAATGCGTTTGTACAAGTTCCTGTTATTATTCTTTCTACTTTAGCAGGAACAGCTTCTGTAGGTTCATCTACATTATTTGATGGTGATACAAAAACATCTTCAATTGCTATTGGTTTAGTTAGTATTGGTGTAGGTATTTTAAATACATTGGGTGGATTTTTTGCGTTTGCGAAAAGATCAGAAGCACATAGAATTGCTCATCTTTCATATGCTAAATTAGCTGCAAAAATTAGTATTGAATTATCTTTACCTAGAGATGAACGTATGTCTGCTGAAACATTATTAACACATGTTCGTGAAACTATGGAAAGATTAGCTGAAACTACACCTAATTGTCCTCAAAGTATTGTTGATCAATTCAATCATAAATATAAAGATGAAAAAGTAATTGCCTTACCTACGGAAGTGAATGGTATACATCCCATAAAAATTTATAGAGCCGATCATCATCTACCTTCACCTCAATTAAGATCATCTGATTCAGCAATGGCATTAGATGAAACTCCTAAAATACTACGTAAACCAGCACCTACTAAAAAATCTGAGAATAAAGCAGATGAATTTGTTGGTTTAAATGTTGTATATGAAAATACAAGCTAAAATTTCCATTGTTTATTACATTCTAAGCATGTAACGAAAGTAGTCATAGGTTCATCAGCAGATCTAGTTTGTAATTGATAATAATCGCAATTAGTTTTCTTTTTACATCTTGAACAATATAAGAATATAGAAGCTTTAGCTGAATTAGAATATAATTTCTTTTCTTTTTCAATTAATTTATCAAATGAATCTTTCCATTTCATAGGATAAATTTCTTGTGGTGTTAAATCGACAAAATTAATACAATCCATTTCATTATTTGTAATTTTATCTTTCCAATTATTTAATTGTAAACTTTCATATATACAAATAGATTTACTTCTATAAGTATTCCAAAATATTTTATTTGACCAATCAATATCAATTGAATTTAATTTAGAATATTTAACTATATAATTAAGAATAGCTAATTCTAATTCTATAGATTTTTCTGAAGATATTAAATCCTTAAAATTTTCAATAATTTTTGAGCGAATTGGACATTGTATAAATACATCTTTAGTTTGAATTATTAATGGTTTTATTGTTTTTACAACTTTAGGAATATCTTCTTCAATAACAATACTCTCAACTTCTTCTTCATTCTCTTCATCTATTTCTTCAACTTCATCAATATTATTAAATGACCATTCATTATACAAAGTTTCATATTCTGATACTTTTAAGTCCGTATATTCTGATGCCAATTTATCATAGTCATCTTTATCATTCAAAGATGCTAGAATAACCATAGAACCGGAATAAGTTTCTTCATCAAATGGTGAAGGAAGCATATGTTGATTAATATCTTCACCTTCTTCATCTGAAATTCTTGCAAATAAACTTAAATATCTATCTTCTTTTAAAGGATCTTGAATTTTTCCTTGAAATTGGATATTTTGATTCTTTAATTTCTTACGAATAAATTCTAAAACATCTGGTGTTTTTAATGGAATAACTAATTCATTTAAAATTCCAGTTTGTAAAATATTAATTCCATATACCATTTTTTATTACTAAGAAATTTTGAAAGGATTAAATTCAATCCATTTCTTAAAAAACGGAAATTATTTATTAATTTAAAATTTAGTATTACAAAAATATAAAAATGAATTATATCCCCCCTCATTTACGTGAAAAACAACAACAACAAAAAGTTGAAGAAATGAATGGGAGTACTAACTCGAATTTATTTCCTCAATTAATTAATTCAGCTGCCGATAATACTAGTAAACCTAAAATAAGTTTTGCTACTCATGCTATTGATTGGGGTAAAAAAAAAGAGGAAGAGAGAATAGACGGTATGCGTAAAACTATTCGTGAAGAACGTATTAAAAGAGAAAATGAATTTATTAAAGCGACTAATCCGTTTAGTCATTTTAGGAAACGTCGTCCTCCAACTGCAATGAAACCTTCATCTAATATTCCATTAAATGAAGAAATTAAAGTTAAGATGGAAGATGATGGTGAAGGTGAATGGCAAGTTGTTTGTAATCGTAAAACTAAGAAACCTAAACCTGAAAAGGAAATGACCGAAGAAGAATTTAATAAAGCTCCTTCATCAGAAGATGAAGATGAAGAAGCCGAAGATACGTATTGGCGCAACTAAATATTAATAACATTTTTTATTGTACTGGAGTAGGTAATTCTTCTATGTTTACAGGAATAATAAATTCAGGTTTACCAAACAATCTTCTGAAAAAGTTATAAATATAAGTTAAAATATGTATTTTTCCTGAATATGTATATAAAAGATATAAAGCACCACCTAAAAATAAAATATTAAATAACCAAATTATATATGTATTAGGATCTTCAGAAACTGCTTTCGTAGTTTTTGATAAAGTTGAAGGTTCTTGTGCTCTTTCTTTTGCTTCTGTAGTTTTCAAATCTGCTTTTTTCAAAGGTTCGGGTTTCTTATTTTTATTTTTACCTAAAGGTCTCATAACTAAATAAGTTTTATTATCATGAGGTAGATATGATGAAGAAGTATTAGAATCATTAAAAAATAATTCACGAGTTCCTAAAGGTTGTATATTTCTTGATCCAGCTTGGGCAGTTCTTACTAATGTAGCAAAATCACCTTGATCTATATTTATCATAGATTTAAATACTACCCATTCACATGGTGAACAATCAGGAATTATTAATGAACCTTCATATGTATAATAAGATCCATCACTTGGAACCATTTGTTTTAAAGACCAATCATTTAGGGCAATTTGATTTGATGATCCATAAGGAATAAATTGTTGAAAGAATTTTAAGGATGGTGTTTGTGATGATGAAACTTTAAATAATGATGAAACACATAATTTTTCGCCTGTAGGACTATTAAATAAAGCTATAACTTCTCCATCTGCAGGTGAACCTTCCAAAGTATGATGACTTGGATGATTAACTAATAATGCAGTACATTGATAAGGTGTATCTCTGAATTTACAGGATCCTAAATTACCATTTAAAATAAAACCTTCATCTGAAATCATACATCCAGCAGATATAGCTTGACCATCATCCATTTTAAAATCACATGATAAATTACAAGGTTTTGCAATAGATTGCGATAAATTTATAGGAGATTGATTTGATCCTGAACATTGTCCGGACCATGATGTTTGTTTCGAATATATTGACATTGTTATTATTTATCAACGAAATATAATTAACTTATTTTAATATAAGGAATAAGAATGGACGATCCATATGCAATAGCTCTAACAGTTATTTTATCACTTATTGGTGGTATGTTATTCTTTGGAGTATTATCATTTGGAGCTTATAATCCTCAAAGATTTACTGGCATTGGAAGTATTCTTGCAACTTTATTTTTTGCTTTAATTAATTTTATTCCATTTGGATTAATTACTTTTGGAGCTATAGCAGATTTAATTGGACAAGAATTAAGATATTCGATTGGTAGTTTAGTTGGTTTTATTGCAATTGTATTAAATTTCTTTTTAGGTAAAGCTTTAGGCGCAAGTGTAATTCCTTCTGGCTCTGAAGCTTCTGATGTTTTAGCATGGTGTACAATTCCTGGTATGGAAAATCTTGAAAATACTTATTTACCTATGAACATAGTTTCTTCAAGTGCTATTATGACATATTATACAATTTTTGCTTCAACTATTCGTAGTCCTGGACAAAACTTATCTATTTGGATTGGATTTGCTGTAATATATTTATTACAATTAATATCATTTTATGGCGGTGGATGTTCAAAATATTATCAAAGTGGTGCTATTTGGAAATTTGTAGCTTTAGTATGGGGGGCATTAATTGGTATATTTGCATGGTTAACAGTATCAAAAGCTTTTCCTGCTAATGCTCCATTTTTAAATCCTCAAATGGGTGGAGCTACTCAAAGTAATTATGGTAGTAGTTCAAGGCCACCTATGAGTCCAGGAGTTGGTGGTGCTCCTCCAAGTGGAGCTAAATGTTCACAAGATAATTCTGAAGATGGTGATGAATTTGTATGTGAAGCATATAAAAATGGTGTTTTAGTTACTGAAGAAATATCTAAGTAATTGATCTTACTAATCTATAATATGTAGCAACATCTCTTCCAGTATAAGTTTTAGTTGTACCATCTTTACTTATAACTACCATACTTGGAACTTGTTTAATTCCATAAAGTTGAGTTAATTGTGTAGGATCTTCTTTAATGTTTACAGATGCCCAATTAATATTATTAAATTCTTCTTTTAAATCATCAAATACGGGTTTAAGGGCTTTACAAGGTTCGCATGTAGGTGATGAGAAAACTATTG